GTTCAGCCAGCGCCGAGCGTTCTGGCAACAGCCACTCGCCGATAAAGGCACAGGAGTAGGCCCTGGTAGGTGCCGGAGTGTAACCCGACGCCGCAGGACTCACCTGTTCCAAAGTCGGAACATCGATCTTTTGCGTGACCTTGTAGAGACGGCTCGCTTTTGAAGGCGGACGTACCGACAAAGTCATGCTTGGATAACCGACCGCAACACCACCGGACCGGTCAACCCAACGTTTAAGCCCATTAGGCGTCCTGCCTTCGGGATCGAACGTTTTGTCGTAGCCAACAGTGGCACTCGTGGTTCTCATAAGAGTGCCCATGATGCTACTAAACTTTATGGGAGCAATAGCTGCCATAATTACAACTCCTCAAGGAGATTAACTGGTAGGCACAAGTTACTTTCGGAGAGCGACTCGTAAGAGCGCAAGGGCATTCAGAGCATGCACCATACTGAACGGGTTCTTGATTGAAGGAAGTCTATTCCGGGGAAAAGTAGTTAACTTCACCCTGTTCAAGATGATCCTCCTTTCTCGATACGTTCCGTGGAAGTGCTTGATGTTTGCTTTATTGCTAACTCCGTCCCAGCCATCGAAAGCAATTACCAGTGATGCGTGTTGTTTCGTAAAGTTAGTTTGGAAGCCATCCACAAACACCAAACCATCGAAGTTCGTAAGAGCTTCTAGGTAGGGGCCAATGGGCAACAACCAATCTAACACAAAACTCCACGGGAGAAGTTCCCAACCAAGTGCAATTGGGTTTGTAAAACCAAGCTGGTTCATGAACACCTTCAACTTATCGTCAACTTTCCACCGAATCCCGATCGTGCACCGACTATGGGTATAGATTTCTCTTGTACCTACAGGCGGGACGGTCGAGCCGGTGTAGAGTTTATTGTTGGTAGAAAGAGCCACGTACGCACTTGCCTTCTGGGTGTATAAAGGTAACGTCTGCCCGAAGTATCCGGCAGCCGCCTTCATGGCTTCCTGGATATCCTTAAGGAGAGGTTTCCAACCATACTGCAACTCTAGCCAATTTCTGGCTACAGAATACGATATGGACGGGCCTCCTCTGTCACGATACCTAGGAGTTGTTCCATGAAATAACGTGCTGACTGCTTTTGGAAGGTTACCCTTCCGCAAGTAGCCCAGGGTCTGCGTCATCCTACCGAAG